CAGGGTCCAGGCCTGCAACCACGGTGAGGCCGTGCATACCAGCCGGACGTAGAGGGCCAGCAACAAGCTGGCCTGGGCGTCGAGAGCTTGTGCATCCATTGACAGCGGCAGGTGTGAAGATGGCATCTCCGGCTACCTGCTCCTGCTGGTAGACCATAGACCAGTTCCGAGGAGACATGCCACGGCGCTTACGTGACAGCTGAGGTCCAGCCCACTTGGGGAATAGTCCGTCTGCGTCAGGTTCCAGGTTTTCAAAACTCTTACCGCGAGGACGTTGGTTGCTGCGCGGCCAGAGAGTAATCCAGGTGGAAGGCTCAGCATCGGGCATCTCCAATACGGCAGGCTGGCTTAGGTAAGTCCAGGGGACTTCTTCTCCGTCGTAGTACTGCGGCTTGACGAGTTCGCCGTATAGGTCTTGTGTAGCAAGACGAGTCCCAACAACAAGGATTTTTCCGTCGTCCGCGTCGATTCGAGACTGAAGGATGTTCTGAATCCAGTCGATCTGGTTCTCGAAATCGTGAGCGTTAGAGGCATCCACGACGTCATCAAGGATAATGAGATCTGCACGAGCACCATAGATCTTCTTGCCGATACCGAGAGCTTGAACCGTGGGGTCCTTCTCACCAGTGGTCTCCTCGTCCGTGGCCTGGTTGACGTAGATCATGTCATTACGCCAGATGGCGTTGCCGCCATCGAAGCCCTCCACGGGAGCGAAGTCTTTCTTCAGCTCGGCGAAAGCACGAGTCGAGTCCAGTCGCATCTTGATAGCGTAGAGGAACTTGTTGGCGTTGGTGGCGTTGGACGAGATGATGAGGATCTTGATGTCGGGGTTCTGCACGATCCGCCACACCACGTAGTTCGTGGTGATGGTGGTCGACTTGGCATGGCCAGGCGGAGTGTTGATGATGAGGTGCTGGGGCGAAGCCCCCTTCTCGTACCGCTGGCTGTAGTGGAGCCCCACGGGCTCCTCACCCTCCAGCAGGTCGATCCACTGCTTCTGGTGGGAGAACACCTGTGCGCCAAGGTACTTGGCGGAGAACTCCTCGAACCGAGGAACCGCTCTGCGGTTCTCGGCGACCTGACCGGTATCCCGGAACTGGCGGATGTGATCCATCCGCTCGGCGAAGTCCTTGTCCGTTCGGCGGTAGTACTCGTAGGACTTCGGCGAGATACCCAGTTGGTTGCAGAGGTCCTTGATGGTCATGCCCTTGGCGAAGAGTTCTATAATCTTCGCCTTTTTAGCGGGCACCGGGATGGCCCGCTCACTCATTCTATTCGGCATAACCATTTACATTCCTCAATTCAATGGACGACCGGCGGAGCCGGTCTATTCCGGCGAGGAAGATTCTTGTCCTTAAACCTAACCTCTTCGTACCGGGACCGTTGCACTATCCGCCTTGGGGCGGATTCCCTATACTTCGAGGTTAGGTTGTATTAGAGGGCCGACCTTAGGAGGCCCTCATACTACCATCGGCCAGCTCCAGGCTGGCCGTACTAGGTAGGAAGCTCGGCCAAGCCGAGCTACTAGGGACGCTGGCCCTAAGGTGCCAGCGTAGTAGTGTTTATCTAGTATATACCCACGCCGCCATGCTGTTTTGGTGACCGCTTAGCGCATGTTATAGGATCGTTACGTATACTACCTTGTTCTGTGACCAGTTCTACCCTGGGTGCACTACACGCTCTACAGAGCGTGACACTAGGACATGGGGGTTTAGCCGCGAGTTTGTAGGGGTTATACACACACCGCGCGCTGGCAATTTTAAAACCCTGGGGTCAAACCAGGTCGTTTCGGGCGCATAGTCATGCGTTCGTGTGCATAATCGTGCGTGATGTGGGATATTTGTGGTGTATACAAGCATCACCAAATCCGCGCCAATTACATACAAGCAATGTCATGTGCACACACATGACCTACACACAGACACGCGAGCACACATGATATGCGTACTATATGCGTGCACTGCGATGGGTCGTGCACGCAACTACAGACCTGCCTCATGTCCGTTTTATTAGCTTTTGTGGACAGGCACTTGATGTGCCCGCCACGTGTTCCCACCTGGGATTGTTGAATGTTCAACTGTAGTTGACACGCCCTGTCTCAGGCAGTAGGCTGGGGCTACGCCCCAACCGATACGAACTAGGGAGCACACAATGGCCAGCACGACGATTCGCAAGGGACAGACCTTCCAGACCACGCTCGGCCGAGTTGTGATCGAGCGGGCCACGAGCAAGCACGTTTGGTTCACCTGCACTGTCGACGACACCACGTACGAGCGCGACACCGCTCGTTGGCTGTTCGAGGCCATGTACCTCGCCTAAGCCCCACACTCTCAGAGCCAAGTTAAGGGCCCGCTACGGCGGGCCCTTTGTCGTGCCCTCACACGTGCGCGCGAGCGCGTCAGGCAGGCTCACAGCCTGCGACCTGCGGTCGTGAGGATAGGGACGCGTCCCCACCTGCCAGCGCCAGGGCAAGGGATAACCCTCACAAATCCGTTCCAAACGGACACATGAGCTTTGCTCACTAAGTCCTGCGCCTGCCCACCACCGACGCCAAGCGTCGGGAAAACATGCCACCTGACCTGCACAAACAAAGTCACCCTCGAAATGTGTAGTGATCCATTAGACACGCCCTGGCCCTGCCCATAGTGTTCTCGTTGTCAGGCCAGCACGAACGGCCGGACAGTACGAGAACCCACCGGGCGATCGGAACCAGCTAGCGAGCTAGCCAGGCCACACAGACCGGACAGGCTCGTGAGGACCCCGGAAATCCTTGGCAACCGGAGACAGGACGGCCGATAAGCGGCCGTGACAATCACATATCGTCAGCACAGCCCGTGGATGCACGTTGCCACCTGGGAGCCTGATGCTAGCCCGTTACGGGGCGAAGACGGATACCTGATCGGACCCTCGCGGGTGCCGATAGTGTCGGATCGCTGCAAAGGCGAGTGAGGTTGGAATCCTCACACGGGCACTGAGCACGCCGAACGGCGTGCGAGATAGGGAAGCATGGATTACGAGATTGACCACAACGGCGTGAAAATGCCGCTGTCGGAGTACAACCGGACTTGCGCAAAGCAGATCATTCCGGAGCTCTTCGTAGTCAAGATCATGGGTAGTTCGATCACCTTCGGTGGTGGTTGGTCTACGGAGTGGTTACACTTCGGGATCTACTCCGACGGCGAGGTATACAACATCGCGCACAATCTGCACGCGTGCTTTAACGTGCGAGTGCAGCTGACCAATTGCGAGACTAAGGAAGTGACTGAGCCTTTCTAGAGCTCGGCACCGCACAGCGATTACCTATCAAGTGCGGTGCGCTAAGCCTGCCACGTCGGCAGGCGAGAGAGGGAAGCATGAGTGAGATCATTCCCGACACGGCATTTCGTGACCGGCGAACGATTCAGCTGGAAGTGGAGTCCGAGTACGGCGAATGGATACCAGCCAACTCATTCGAATGGGTTGACGGTGCCTGGACTATCGACGGCATGGAGCCGTACGAGTGGGCAGACGCCGTGTTCGGTGAGGACGACTGATTGGGAGCAGAGGGTGCGGCACGCGATGCGTGCCAATCTCTGTACTACCAATCAGAGAGGTTTGATCATGGCTGACATTGAGTACGCGGATGGTTTCACGTTCGTGAACGTGTACGAGTTGGACCGTGTGTATGGTGGCCCTGAAGAGGGCGGATGGTGGGTTACCACTGAGACGGTTGTTGCGTCTCGGCAGGTGCACACCGAGAGCGCTCCGGGTATGAAGATCTCCCTTGAGATCAAGTACCCAACCGCAGACCAGGCCAAAGAGCGTGGCGAGCGCCAGTACCGGTACACCGACGTCAACTACTACGGCGGAGACTACCGCGTCTACATCGAGGACAAGCCCGGTGTGGATCTGCCGGTGGAGTGGCCGCACTACGAGTAGGTTTGATAGCTGATGGTGAGGGCCACGCTGTGGCCCAATCCATGAACCATCAAACAAAGGAGAGATCATGAGTCTGTACTACGGTGACAGCGCGAACGTCGAAACCGTAGGGTCTGTGGATGTGGGAGAGCAGTGGGAGTTTAATATCCTGCTGGTTCTCAAAGACAAGTCCACGGGTAAGCTGTACTACGGCACGGATGCGGGGTGCTCGTGCCCGGTTCCGTTCGAGGGCTATGAGTCGGCTGCTGATTTGCAGGAGATCACGAACGCGAACGCGTTCGCGCAGTTCGCGCGGAACTGGGTCAGCGGTCACAGCTACTCGGACCGTGAGGCTGTGGAGAGCATCATCCGGAGCGTGCGTCGCCGGATGGCACGCAAGGGTTCATCCGGTGTGATGAACGGCTTCACCGTTTCCGCCTGATTGATAGCTGAAGGGAGCGCCTACCTAGTAGGCGTTCCTTTGAACCATCAAACAGAAAGGCAAGACAATGATTGATTGCGAGTGCTGCGGTATCCCGACCTATGACGCGTCTGGTAAGTGCTACTCGTGCGAGTCGGGCGAATGCGACCCGGCCGACACCTGGCACTGCTTCACCGGTCACTGTGACGGGTCCGGATGCACGTTCCCGGGCGAATGCTCGGGCGAGGACAACTGATCTCGTGTGGAGTGTGCGGCATATATGTGCAGTACTGTCGTGACGGTTTTGAAGTGGATGAGTAAATGATGGTGGGGCCTACGCTGTGGGCCCTGTCCACCGTGATTCATCCAATCACGGTACCAAAGGAGTTAGCCATGCTGAGTTCCCGCCAGATCACCGAAATTCTCCTCGCCAGTCGGGAAGGTTTCACCGTGGACCGGGACGGCAATACCCCCATCAGCGGGTACATGGTGGGCGGTCTGGTCCCCAGCCTGATTCTGGAGCCGGGGCAGCCGCTCCGAGAGGACATCGAGACGTGGATCGAGACGCAGCGTAAGGTCATCGCGCTGCCCGCCCCCTGGTTCGGTATCTGGGAAGACTCCGAGACCGGGAAGATCTACGTGGACTTGTCCCAGCAGTACGAGGACCTGTACACTGCTCTCGCGGTGGCCGACTCCCGGAAGGAGTTGGCTATCTGGGACGTGGCCAGTGCGCAGGAGGTTCGCACGGAGTATGCTCCGGACATTGAGCCTGTCGTGTCCAGTGCATTGCAGTACCTGTTCTAACAAGGTCGAAACGTGATCGCCGGGAGGCGTGCACGTAGTCCGGTTAAACCGGGCCTGATGAGACCTATGGAGGTTTACCGTGGACTTGCTCGTTGTGACCACTACCCTGCCCGACTTCATGGGCGAAGCGTGGCTGGTCACGGATTTGGACGCGAAGGACGATTACTACGTCGTCAGCCGTGCAGTCACCCCCGATCACGGAGACGAGACGATGATCTTCGAGGCGGACGAGAACGGCGATGTTACCAATTGGACCGAGCGGTATGCTGATTGGGGTGTGGACCACTACACTGCCATAGCGGGCTTCGAGGCACAGCAGGGCGCCTAATCGGCGCACGCCACTGGAAAGGCATACAACTGGGGTCGAGTCCCCAGCAGTGGCACGCAACACTCAATAGAAGGGATGACGTAATGTCATTGGACGAACTCTTGAAGATCGATTCTCTGTGGATCGATGACGTGTTCGAGGGTAGGGGTAGGCTGCTGGCCGTCGAAGACGGTTACGCGGTTTGGGGCCACCGTGGGGGCGACAGCCTCAACGTGTCCATGCCGCTGTCGCAGTTCCTTCGGGAATTCACTCCGCTGGGAGGTGCTCGCTAGTGCCTTACGCTGAGCAGCTTATGATCCCGCTGGAATTCGACTACCCGGAAGGGTACCTGCCGTGCTCCCGTCCGGAGTTGGTTTCCGGATACATCTCCATTCGAAAGATCCTCAATGGAGACAGCGGGGACTTTGATCGGTGCGACGAGTGCGAAATGGTCCTGTGCGAACACGCACTGGACGAAAAGCGCATGGACCGTTCCTACCGCAAGTTGGTTGATCATTTCACTGATGGTGGCATGATCAATCAGCCTGTGTACTACAACACGATGTGGAAGGAGTTGCGGAACGGCCATCACCGGCTCGCCGCTGCTCTCGATGCGGGCTTCACCCACATCCCGTACCAGGATCGGTGGGGCGAAGAACACGATTGGGACGAGACTTACAAGCTAGTCACGGAGTGACGGTAGGGCAGGGCTTGTCCCTGCCTGTCCGCCAAACTGGCGACCAGTTTGGAGATTGGATCATCATGCGTGGCAACCTGATTTTCTACCGGCCGGACCCGAACTCCAACGTCTCGAAGACGTGGGAGGGCCGCAGGGTGGCCTTCAATGGCTCTGAGAGGGTCGCTCTGGTCGAGCGGGCGTACTGGCAGGGTCCGGGTAAGCCGGTGCAGCTGTACGTCACGGAGACCGGCCGTGCGAGCGATGCTTTCCTGACCGACTCCGAGCACGTGACGATCGTCAAGGAGGCCTGATCATGGATCAGTTGCAATACCGTATTCAAACCGGCATGATGGACGAGCCGACCGCATGGCGAGACATCTCGCCGGAAGAGTTGGACCCTAACATGCGTTGGGACTACCGGGGCGACGTGATCTCGATTAGGTTTTTCGAGCTCCGTATTAAGCCGGACTTTGTCCCTGGGTACTACCAGCGCAAGGCAGGTATCACTCCGAACGCTTCGGCTGTCTACATGACCTGCGCGGACGCGCTGGAGGCCTACGCGGCTGACGAGTGCCTGCTTCCGGAAGACTACGTGCGGGTGAACGTCACTCCTGCTGAGTAAGGAATGTGGGACCGGACTCGTTCCGGTCCCTAGTTCTCTACTTAGAGAGGATGCAACATGTCAGAACCCAATTGGGGCGCCCTGTGGGCGGA